TGTCTCGTATCAAGTTGATGTATGAGATGAAAGAGAAGTTAACATTCCCTTCACTCAAAGCAGCTGGTAAGCGTGTTCACTTCCTTGGTATGATGGATGGTCCTAACGAGATCATGTTTGCTGAGATCTTTGGGAAGTATATCGACACATGGGATAGCTCCGCAGCAGTATGGGCTGGTCTCAATGGTATTGCCTTTGATAATAGTCCTACAGGATTAATCAACGGAAAGTTTGAAGAAGAAGTTGACTTTAACTTCAAGACAGAAGATACTGCTAAGATTGAATTAGCAAAGTCCAACATGCATTATATTGATAGACTTTGTTATGCGTACATTTATGGGAATGATCATCGATGAGTGATATTAGTTACAAATATAATGAGATGACGAACATCAACAAGTTCATTAAGTATCTCGATGGAACATATGGTCAGCACTATGTTGGCAATGGTGATATTCAAACAGTAGACTTCTGGGAATCTCTTGGTAGTTTAGAAACTACTGCTCGTGATACTGCCATCAAGTATCTTGCTCGTTATGGTAAGAAGAGTGGTAAGAACGAAAAAGATTTGCTAAAAGCTATTCACTATATTATTCTTATGATGTATGCTGCCGATAAGGAAAAAGCATTCAATCCAAATACTTACGGAGTCGACCAATGATGATTCATATCGCAGCTCAAGACACTCAATCCAATCTTACCAACGTTGAGTTAACTGATATCCAACCAAATGCTGTAGATCTTCGTGTTGATAAGATTTTTAGAATGGATATCAATAAGACGTTTGTTATTGGTGAAGAAAATGGTAAAGAGACTAAACAGCATAGAGGTTCTACAGAACTTTATCCAGATGAACAAGGATATTGGTATTTAAATCCTGGTTCATATGAAATTATTATGGAGAACATTATTCATGTTGGACCTGATGAAGCTGGATGGGTTATCACTAGATCTACTCTTAATCGTAATGGTCTTTTTATTACTAGCGGTTTGTATGATTCTGGCTATCATGGTGTTATGGCAGGTGCACTGCACGTTACAGCTCCTGCAAAGATCAAAAAAGGAACACGAGTAGGACAGTTCCTTCTCTTTACATCACAATCACTAAAGAAGTATGATGGTGATTATGGTATTGGCAAAGCGCATGATCAAAAGTATACTTAATTATCTTAGATGGTCAAATCTTTCAATTATGTTTATTCTTAATCCTGTAAGTTGGGGTTTAGATTTTAATTATAGGAGACCTGATGATTTTAACCCTAAGATGCATCAGTTAATTATAAGACTACTAATGTTTAGAATAGAATTCATCATCGATGATGGTTCGTGGTAATAAGGAAAAATAAAAATGGAAATTAAAATTGATATGGAGCAACTTAGAAAACGTAAGTTGTTTGTAGCTACACCAATGTATGGTGGTATGGCAGGTGGAATGTATACACGTTCTATGTGTGATTTGACTGCTATGTGTGTAAAGTATGGAATTGAAGTTCGTTCATACTTTCTATTCAACGAATCATTAATTACACGTGCACGTAACTATTGTGTTGATGAGTTCATTCGTTCAGATGCGGATCATTTGTTGTTCATCGATTCTGACATTGGATTCAATCCACAAGATGTTATTGCTATGATGGCACTTCAGACACCAGAGTCTGAATATGATGTTATTGCAGCACCATATCCTAAGAAGTGTATTACTTGGGAAAAGATCTATGCAGCAGTAAACAAGGGTGTTGCAGATCAAAATCCAAACATATTAGAAGACTTCGTTGGAGACTTTGTGTTCAATCCAGTATTTGATGGTACTGAGAAGACAAAAACGATTCGTCTTGATGAACCAGCAGAAGTACTAGAGACTGGTACAGGGTTCATGATGGTACGTAAGGATACATTTAAGAAGTATCTTGAAGCATATCCAGAAATTATGTACAAGCCTGATCATGTTCGAACAGAAGCATTTGATGGTTCACGTAAGATTGGTCAGTACTTCCAGGCAGAGATTGATCGTTTCAATCCTACAAAGTCTTATGAGTCAATCGTTAAGAAGATTGCTGATGGTGATTCGGTATCAGCTGTAGAAGCAAAAGAAATACTCTCAGTTGCCAAGTCTAAGATGGAAGCATCAACAGATCGTTATCTCTCAGAAGATTATCTATTCTGTCAGAATGTTCGTAAGGCTGGTATGAAGGTATGGTTGTGTCCATGGATGCATCTACAACACTCTGGTGCTTATGTGTTTGGTGGTAAGCTTCCTGCACTTGCATCAATTGGTGCATCTGCAACTGCTGATGCTGACTTGATTAAGAGAATGAGAAATGGTGAGAATCAAAGACCAGTTCCTGTTGCTTCTCCTATCTCACATAACCCAGACATTCTTAAGAAGTTTAAAAAAGTTGGATCATAAAGAGGCCTTTTTGTTATGAAACTTAGTGAAAATACTATTAATATTTTGAAAAACTTTGCCACGATTAACCCTTCATTGTTGGTTAATCCTGGCAATACAATTACAACAATGTCTCCTGCTAAGAGCATCTATGCAAAAGCAAACGTAGAAGAAAACTTTCCGACACGATTTGCAATCTATGAGTTGTCCAAGTTTCTTGGTATTACTTCATTGATTAAAGATGCAGAGTTAGACTTTGGTGAGAGACAAGTAAACATCGTATCAGGTCGTCAGACAGTTAACTATACCTATGCTGACCCTTCTATGATCGTTGCACCAGATCCAAACAAGGATATTAATTTTCCGGCTGCTGATGTTGAGTTCTCCATTTCTCAAGAAGAACTTCAGAAGGTAGTACGTGCCACTGGCGTTCTTCAGTTGCCGGAAATTGCAGTGACTGGTGATAGCCACCATATCACCGTCACTGCTACCAATTCTAAAAATCCATCTACCGATGTGTTTAGTGTTGAAGTGGGCGAAACTGATAAGTCATTCAATATGATTTTCAAAGTAGAAAACATTATTAAGTTGATTTCCGGTAACTATGATGTTAAAATATCATCACGTGGTTTATCGAAATGGGCAACAGGTAATGTTATGTACTATGTTGCCACAGAAGCATCTAGCTCATTTGGTGGTTAATTATGGATGAATTTCTCTGGGTCGAAAAGTATCGACCAAAGACAATTAATGATTGTATACTTCCTGAAGGTCTCAAGCAGACCTTCAGCTCTTTTATAGATAGTGGAAATATACCTAATCTGTTATTGACAGGCTCTGCTGGTGTTGGTAAGACAACAGTAGCAAAGGCTATGTTGGAACAGATTGGTGCTGACTATATTGTAATCAACGGATCTATGAATGGTAATATTGACACACTCCGGAACGACATCCAGCAATTTGCTTCCACGATATCTTTTAGTGGGGGAAGAAAGTATGTCATCCTCGACGAAGCCGACTACCTTAACGCCAACTCTACACAACCAGCTCTACGCAATTTCATGGAAGAGTTCTCACGGAACTGCGGCTTCATACTCACGTGTAACTTCAAGCACCGCATCATTGAACCATTACACTCACGTTGCTCCGTGGTTGACTTCAAAATTTCCAAGGACGATCTACCTAGACTTGCAGTTCAATTTTTTAAAAGAACAGTGGGAATACTTTCTAAGGAAGGGGTAGAATATGATAAAGCTGTTGTTGCTGAGCTTATTAATAAGCATGTGCCTGATTGGCGTCGCGTGCTTAATGAACTACAAAGATACTCCGTAAACGGTAAGATTGATTCTGGTATCTTTGTTAACCTGCAGGATGAGAATCTAAAGACTCTTATTGGTTATATTAAAGCAAAGAACTTCGGTGAGATGCGTAAATGGGTAGGTGAGAACTCAGATACAGATTCTGCACAGTTATATAGAAAGTTCTATGATCAAGCTTATAATTATATTAAGCCTGCTAGTATACCTGAACTGGTTATATTGATTGCCAAGTATCAATATCAAGCTGCATTCGTGGCTGATCCTGAAATCAATACAACAGCATTTCTAACTGAAATTATGGTATCGTTGGAGTTTCTATGAACCCTTTTGAATATGTTAACGCTATCAATATTAGTAAAAAAGATCTAATTAGAAATAGCGAAAATCCAACTTTAGCCGAAAAAGACTACAGCCCTTTCCTCGTGAACAGGGCTCTTTCTTATTATGTTGATACAGTTCTATATGCTAATGAGATGAATCGTGCAAATCACGTGGATTCTATACTACAAAATGATTATTACCTAAATAGTATACGTGTTTCTAAGAGATTCTCAAAATGGGCAAAACCAGTTGAGAGCTCAGATATAGAAAGTATACAAGAATATTATAAGGTGAATAACAATAGAGCTCTTGAGATCAGCAAAGTTCTGACGAGAGAGCAGATTGACCATATAAAAACAAGAATAATAAAAGGTGGTAATCATGTTCAACATAAACCAACTAGTGGAAGTGAGGCTAAAGAACGCTGAAGATTTCCTCAAAGTTAGGGAGACACTGTCTCGAATCGGATTGGCTTCGAAGAAAGAAAATACTTTATATCAATCTTGTCATATCTTGCATAAACAAGGTAAATACTACATAGTGCATTTTAAAGAATTATTCTTGTTAGATGGTAAAGAATCATCATTAATAGAAGGTGATATAGCCAGAAGAAATAGAATTATTCATCTTCTAGACGAATGGGAATTAATTGAAATAGTAGACTATGATAAGGTAGAAGATCCTATCGCTCCTCTTAATCAGATTAAGATTATTCCGTTTAAAGAGAAAGATAAGTGGAATCTTGTAACGAAATATACCATAG